ATGACCAATACAATAAAGATTACCATCCTCGTTTCTCCAAGTTTCTAAGTTTTGTTTACCAATAAACTCATCAGCCGGAATGGATTCCTTTATTGTATGGACTTTACCATCCTTCACATACGAAACACCAGTTGCGTGTTTACCACGAATCATAGATTGTTGAAAGAGACTACGGACTAATCCGTAATCCCTCTCATTGAAGTTATTAATTGTAATGCCGAGAATACCGCACATTAAAAGAATGCATCCAAGCTCGCTGCTGCTTCCTTTGCGTATGGGTCTGGCATATTGTGTTTCTTCATATAATCAAACCATTCCTGATCATCCCACATTCCGGGAGAAACACCATTCCAAAGAGGCTTCCAATACTTATGCTCTTTGTTTGCTCTACGTTCTTCAACGTACTGCTTACGAAGCAACTCATAATCCCATGACTTCAGATCAAGCATTGCTTCACGGAAATAACAGACAAGAGAAATACGCTCTGCCTTTTCATGGTTCAGTTTGATTTCTGTGTTACCGTGAATGATTTCATGGTTATTGACGAGTAACAAGTCTCCGGGTCGAACGTTAACAGCCACACGATACTCAGGGAAAACGAGATAACCGCCAGTATACTCACCATCACCCAATACAAGTAAATTAGAAAGACCTTCATTTAAATCTCCTGCGTCACGATGGCAAGCTGTACGGAAAGACTTGTTAACCGTGATAGTTGTAAATACAGTTTCAGGAACAAGGAATCTTGGATCAAGCTTATCTGCAGCAGCCTTTTGATTGCTCCAACGCCAAGGAAGCAGTTCCTTGAAACCACGATTAAGTGACTGAAGGAAAGGATAAGACTTAGCAAAAAGTTCTGGCTGCTTTTCAGTATAAGAAGTTGCACGACCATAAGGAATACGTGGATAACGATCATACCAACCAGCAACACCTGAATATACAGACTTAGCATAGTTAGTTGTAGAAGCCCACTTTTCAGCAATCTTGCGTGCTTCAGCTGCAACTTCTTCTTTGGGCTTATTGCCTAGACCATCAACCCACTTATCAAACCAGCCGTGATAATCAGGATAAACCTTTTCTACTTCGGAACGAAGCCAAACAGTTCCACGAACTTCGTTAACAGGCTTAAACTTGGGATCGTTATACTTGGCGCGAATAGTTTCAACAGAAACGTCATCAATCAAACGAGCGCCATCCTCCATGAGAAATTCTAGAATTTCCATCTGATAGGGAGTGACCCAATCACGACCACCACGACCATCAGTAGTGAGCATATCACCTCTGGGACCAGCAGCAATACCACGATTTTGCGATTCAGTTGCTGCTTCACGCAGCCCTTCATAAGCCCAATCTTGTTCTTGCTTTGTGAAGAAGTTCTTACGGAACTTGAAAGCAATCCTGCGTTCATCTGTTCCCTTCACACAATCTTCACAGTTGCCACCACAAGTAGCCTTTTGTGCTAGATCACAAGAAGGTTCCATGAAACAATCAGTATCTTCCTCAACCAAGATATCGTAATTACTTTCGTCAACAAACTGTCCCAACAGGTGTTCACAATCGATCTTTGTCTTGGCTACAATAACTTTTACCATCTAACTCTCCAAAATATGCGTTATACAAGTATATATGCAAATTATAAACGCATCATTATATAAAGTAAAGCCTCTAGCTATGCTTTTTAAGAATGCCTTCTATGTCAGCTGGTTGCCAACCGTCAGGCTTCTTAATCTTACCATCTTCACGACGAATGACCTTGCCGTCAACTAACTTGTTCATGTTTGCTGTATGAATAGCATTGAACACTTCATCAAGAGGAATACCATAAGAAACAGCAGTTCCGCAAGCAATGTAGATAATATCAGCTAGTTCGACAGCAAGATTGATAATATCATTATTATCTTCTGCCTTGTTATACTCGTTGAACTCTTCTTTCATCAATCTCGTGCGAAGAGAACGTTCGTTGATATCGGGAAACTCAGGCTTTTCACCAACACGTTGTCCAAATGCCATATGAAAATCACGCACCATCTCAAACATAGTCTTTGTCATATTAATCCCTTACACCTAAAATTTTGCGAATCTCTTTCTTCGCGTTGAACTCACCAGAATGATATACACATTCAAGTAACCCTACAATGCCATGATATAAATTCTTGTCGTTTATAGTAATATCAAGAGCACCACCTGACGACCAACAGGAAAGATTACAGCTATCCCAGTCATCGTTTACACCAACGGCTGTATGGTTTTTGAAAAATGAAGCCATGTATCCTGACTGATGTAGTGTATGAGGGTTATCCTGATTAATCATTAATCCACTCCGGAGGTTGTCTGTTGGTCCACTTGTGCATTCTGATTTTACCGACCTTGTAGTAGTTACGATAATTTACAAGGGGATCGTCAGAAATTTTGTATTCGTCAGCCATAGCCGAAGGCATGGTCGTCATGTCATATTCTTTGAGATTATGAGGTGGCGACTGCAGCATGTAACTAAGATCGCCTTCAACTTTATGGTGTTTATTGTAACGATGGGTATATTCGTTCAACAAAGCAAACATATGATCTGCGAGCCAGTTATAGTTTTCTACAGACTTACGACACCAAACAGCCGAAGGATGATTAATGTGTGTTGCAGAATACAAAACTGGCTCGCGTGCGTCTGCGAGCGTCCAACGCTTTACATTACGGCCAGTCGCAGATTTACCTTGAGTTTCTACACCATCAATGATACGATGCGCAGTCGAAAGCAGCTGTGCTGACTCTAAAATCATTTTAACGCAATGTTTATCTACAAGAGATTGTGCCGCACGGACTGGGCAGGTATCTACATAAAAAATATTCATGATAACTTACATCTTTCAAAATGATATCTTTTCATTTCAGTCAGTTTTCTACACAGCTCATGCACATTATATTTCACTTCACAACGAAGACCATCCGTTGTGTAAACTTCACATGTTTTACCATCTGGCGCACCACCTATAGAATTGATGTGCTTTTCATTTATGTAAACTGTATAAGTGCCTGTAGTTTCAAACTCAATCAGTTTCATGCAGTAACTCTCATTTCAAATTTATCGCCACGTTTCCATTTTTTTAGTGCTTGATCTCTATGATAACGGTTAGCTTTATTATAAAACACTTCGCCATCTAAATGATCAAGTTCGTGCTGAAAAATACGAGCAGTCATTCCTGTAAATTGTTTCGTTAGCATGTTACCGTTTGGTGTATTGAATCTAACACGTATATGTTGTGGACGAGTAATCTTAACTAATAATCCATTATAAGTCAAGCACCCTTCTTCCAATTCAACCTTTGCATCTGACTTCCAAACAATCTTTGGGTTAAAACAAACAAAGTTTTCGGGCTGGCCACGCATAGCAAATATACGATAAGGAACACCAACTTGGTTGGCAGCAAGACCAATACCATTATGGTCATACATAAATTTGACAAGATCTTTTGCAAACTGAGTAGGATCAAAGGGAGGACTCATAAAATTAAACGGCTGGCAAGGAGTTGTCAGTATCGGATCATTCGGGCTTATCAGTTTCATTTTTAGACCTTAAAATAAATTTATCATCTTTTTGTTCCCACCACAGTTCAGTTCCTTCTATCCACCCCATCTGAGATAAAATATCGTAGGGGATAGGAACCATAATTTCGCCTGTGTCTACATCTTCAACTAATTCAACTACTACTGTATTGCTCATGCTACTCTGCTAAAGTTCTTGTGCTTTTCGAACTTTAATACTCTCTCGAATTTATCATAGAGTTGATCCGACTTATGACTTATTATAAACGTATTAGTGTCAGAAGTCAAGTTGTTTATTATCTTCAAGAATTCTTCTGTGCCGCTAGAATCTAGAGAGCTGTCAAACACTTCATCCATAATAAGAATGTTTGTATTGACAGAGTTTCTTAACTTAGCAATAGCTCTCCACGTGAAGAGGATGGCTAAGTTAATTCTCATTTTCTCACCCTCGGAGAAAGAAGCATAACTGAACTCATCTCTATAACGAGACTTAATGGTTTCATTAAACTGTTCATCAAGTTCAAACTGACACATGAACTCCATAGAAGAAAGATATTTGTTGATCAGCTTGTTGATAACAGGGATGTACTGCTTAATAATCTTTGACTTAATTCCACCATCTTTCAAAAGATTTCCGGCAACAGAAAGCAAACTACGTTCTTCAAGAAGATTATAATGTTTTGATTCGACTTCTTTCAGGGTTTTTTCCATTTCAAAGATTTTATTATCATCGCCAGAAAACACATTATTGTCTATATTTTGAATTTCTTTTTCTAAAGATTCTCTGTATTCAATCAATGAACTTATTTTGGTTTTCACACGACTTATTTCTAACTTGTTGTGATTGATCTCAGAATGAATTTCCATTAACTCATTGATACGGTTGTTGACCTTTTCATATTCAATACCAAGTTTTTCGAGACCATCTTGAATAGATTTTATTTCGGATTGCTTTGTTGTTATGGCTTCGTTCTTAAACTTCTCATCAATCTGTTGCTTGCATGTCGGACAATTATCGTATTTGTGAAAGAATCCAACTTCTTTATTGAGAATGTTAAGATTAGCTTCAATCTGGTGTTTTAGCTGACTAAGTTTATTCATCTTCTTTGAAACAGATTCTTCATCGGCTAATGATTCTTCTAATTCTTGACGAGCCTTTTCAAATCCCCAATATTCGTTATTTAATTTCTCAACTTGATTATTGGTTTCTCCGATTCTAGCTTGTTTTTCCTCTATCATCTTTTCATTGTTGTTTTGTATTTCTAAAAGATGATCTTTTACAAGAGAAATTTTTTCATCTAACAGTTTCTTTTCAGAAGAAGTTTCTGTTATTTGTTCAGCGTTTTGCTGAACTTTGTTCTTCAACAAAACGTTCATCGTTGTAAATATTTGAAGATCAAGTAAGTCTTCAATGATTTCTCTGCGCTGATTTGTAGGTAGTTGCATAAAAGGCTGAAAAGTTGCTGATCCTAGAACAACAACCTGACAAAAAGATTTATGATTTACCTTAATGATTTGCTTTTCAAGAATCTCTTGATAGTCTTTTGATTCAGCCGTTTGATTTAATAACTTATCATTCTTGTATACTTCGAAAACATTTGGTCTCATTCCACGAATAATCTTGTATTCGTTTTGTCCAATGTCAAACTCGATCTCAACAATAAGTTGTTTTTGTGTAATGCTGTTAAGAAGTTGCGGCTTATTAATCTTACGGAAAGACTTGCCGAAAAGAACAAATGAAAGCGCATCAAGCAATGTTGATTTACCTGCGCCGTTTTCTCCAACTATCAATGTGGTTTTATTAGATGAAAGATCAATTTCTGTAAAAAGATTTCCGGTTGATAAAAAGTTCTTCCATCTTAACTTACGAAAAACAATCATTCAGAAACGATCTTTATATCTTTCGCTTCTGGAAATATATTTACAATCCAAAATAAAGCAGAGCCAGAAGTGTTTGTCGTAACCTTGGACCTATAAATGTGACCATGTAAGTTATATTCTACAATAAATTCTGTCATTATATCACCCAATACTAATAGCTTCGTTATATAGTTCAACAATCTTCTTAGACAATTTATTCTTGTCCATGTTTTTAATCTCATATGTATCTATATATTTCTTGAAAATATCTAATGTTGATTCCGCTTCATTGATGATATCATTATCATCTTCAAGATCAAGGTTTAAATGATCTTCAACAATTTGTATATCTATAGGATTTTCTTCTTCTAAGTTTTCAATAAACTTATCAAACCAGTATAAGTT